TCACCTCTGCGGGCCCATCTCCATACGCCTCTGTCAACCGGACCAAAATCAACACCGATCCGGCTGAACTGAACGCAATAGCTATCTACACGAACCCCGTCAAAGAATGGATAGTGTTTAGTATTAGGTAGAAGACCGGAAGCACGGAATCTTACTTCACGCGCGCGGATACGAGGAATGAAGAGACGAGTAGCAAAACGACCGAAGGTTTGTTCATTAGTAGAACCAATGCCACCGTTTAGAAGTTTTTCTTCTGTTTCTCTAGAATCGATACCAGCCCAACCCCAAGCATATTCTCTCCAGGTTGGAGAAATACGGTCAAAGACGCTAGCAAGGATTTGGCCAACTGAAGGCGGTAAAGTTGTAAGAGCCGCCGCTAAAGAACCCTGCGAGGTAAAGTTATTAGCATTTTGTAGAGAAATATTATTACGAATAAATTCTTCACGTCCACCAAATTCAGGGTTATTTGAGATGGTATTAAGGACGTTCTGAGTATCCTGTGTACCAAGAACGTTATTAAGGAATGTTTCAATACTGATTTCACTCTGGCCATTAGTACGAAGCGAGATAGTTTGGGGATCGCGAGATTCGTCTGAGTTAGGTGAAAGAGTAAGAGTACCGTTATAATTAATAACAGTATAGGGATTGACGTTATGAATACGCGAAGCTTGGGTTTGCTGAGCCATTAGGGTCTCAGTATAGCTTAGCATAATATTATCGCCCAGTAGAACGGTATTAGAAATAGAACCATCTGCGGAATCGAAAACGAGCGGAATGTTCTTTTCTCTATATCCAGGTCTCATAATACCAGCAGTAGGATCGATAGAAGCACGATATTCTAAATCGTCAACGTTTGCGGCACGATGATCTTTAAAATCATCAGTTAAGAAACCTGCTTTGGTTCTTGAAAGACCGTTAGAGTCTAGAACTTCAAGAGTCGAAGCTGCTATATCAAGTAGGCTAAGAGTAGCAAGCTCTTCTACTTTATTAATCTTCTTATGGAGTTTACCGATATCTCTCATTGTATAACGACGGTTGTCGATATAGCGAGTAATAAGATCTTTATTATCCAACGTATTAGGATTAAGTGAAATCTGATAAAGCTCTAGTGATCCATCGGGCACTTTGGGATATTTAGCATCGAACGATGGAGCGCCTTCGATATATTGGAAGCTGCCGGTTTGTTCGATAGTAAGTTTATCTTTACGTGGTACATAATATGTAGGATCGATAGTAACCAGATCAGTATTAGCAGGAAGATCTGCAACAATACCGCCCGTACCACTATAAGCTGCACCAGTATTATCAATGGTGCCACGGAAGTCTAATACGTCACGCAGATCAATTCTATCACCGTTTCTTTGACGATAGGATGGGATTTCCGCATAAGTGATTTGATTGGCGCCTGAACCAACTGGATAGGAGTTTACTGCAAAGAAGTCTCCAGTACCAGAGTGGGCAAAATATTTAAAGCGGACGAAGACGTCAGTACCAGGATCTGATTGGCCCGGCGCAAGAACCATACGACCATGATCATAGAAGTTATCACGCTGGCCATTGTCAAGATAGAAGCGAGAAGATACATCAGTACCATCTGAATCTGTTGTACGAACTCTTAAAACTTCCCAGATGTCTGATTTACCAAGATCAACATAGGTACCATCAGAATCCGTAATAACATCTGCAGTAACAGTTGTTTCTGTTAGGGTCTTTGTTTTATATGGGACTGGTGATCCTGCACCCTTTTGAACGATAGCCATAACTTCAAGAGTAACACCATCACCGATACCTGTGGTATTAATAACAGCATTCGGTTCCGAAACCGAAACACTTGAAGGAGTTACGATAGCACCAGTATCACCTCTTGTAACGATCCATTGACCGGTATTAGCCCAAGCCTCACTTGAACCTGCATTAGAAATTGTGGTCTGGTTTGAACTTACTGTACCCGAAGCATAACGAATAACATCATAGGTATGATCGTTGCCGATTGAAGAAGGTCTGGTTTTAGACAAGGCAAAAAATACGTTGTTATTATTCGCCTCTTTGATTACCGCCACCCCATTCTCAAGTACTAATTGAGCATTACGGACTGAACTTGTACCAATAGATCTTACATCACGGAAATTCTTTCCGGTGTGCATTTTAAGATCGAAAACATAGAATCTATAATTACCAGCATTTTCTGTAACTGCACGAATGCGAAGAGTACCAATAGTATTACCGCTGGCATATGTAGCATTATCTCTTAGATTCCATTTTTCATATGTGCCAATATTCGGTAAGCCTTTAATTGAGGTAACATTAATAAAGTTACCATAATTAGCTGGAACAGCTTCATTATTAAATGTTTCGGTAGTTGTCGGTTTTGCTACTCTAATTTTTTGAGGGCCTGGCGCAGCTCTATAACCATTGATATATCCAATACCATCAGCAATATTTAATTTAAGATAAGCATCATCAGAATCAGTTTCAAAGAATGCTGTAAATGGTTTAACTACATAGCTACCAGATTCTTCACGAGTTCTTTCAGCAAGAAGATCTAGAATTTTACTATAGTCATCACGACCAGTATTTAATTCTTCTACTATACCATTTACGACATTGCAAACATAAATGAATGTATCAGTCGCAGCAACATCAGCTTGATCAATAAGGATTAGTCTGATTCTATATCTGTGTGCACCAGGAGCAGTTAGGTTAGGATTACCTTTAGAGTTATCATAAAGACCAATATCATCTGATTCCGTGACGATATCTTCAATAACTTTAAATCCTAATACGGCAGAAGCATTTGGAGAATATTTGTTTAAAATAATTTCCTGAGCTTCAGCAAATACAAAGTGACCTGCGGCAAAGAAATCGCCTTGGCCAACGCTTGCTTTTGTTCCAACACCAATTGCTGGATTAACAGTAGTATTAGTAGTTTGAACAGTAAATGAATCCGTACCGTTATTAATAGTTTCACCGGCTTGAAAGGTAGAATAAGATGAAATACCCGAGCCGTAGATATACTGAACATATAGCGTAGCGGGATCAGAATCTACTGCAGATACAGTTTTAAGAACCTTAGCTTTAACGCCGGATGTGCCTTCAAAGACTGTACCAACTAAAGATTCAGAATCAAGTGTGGTTTCATCTTGTAATTTAACGAATGAGTAATTATTATCAATAAGGACGTTATGAACAGGGTTAACCGCTCCGCCATCTTTAAAGATATTATTACCAAATCTTTCCATTTCCCTTTGGATGATGGTCTGCATTTGAGTAAGTTCACGTGGTTGAACTGCTCTACCACCATTAAAAAGGATACGGTGATAATGATCACTATCCCTAAAATCATCCCTATAGGTATTCGCAAACGTATTTTGGATAAGTGTAGTTGCCATATTTCTTTAACCTTAAAGTTGGATGATCACTTTTAAATCTTCGGTTTGAACTAACGATCTAGTAATCGCTGCTCTATTTTCTAGATATAGAATTTCACCAGAGAATGGATTAACGTCTGAACTATCTATGACTGATCTAACAGTACCAGCGCCGCCGTTATCAGATGTAATTGCTCCAGTAATATCTGAAATGAAAGATCCATATCCTGTTGTATCTGTTTGATGGTAATATAGAGTATCAGAATCGACCCAATCTAAAACAGCCGATGAGCCACTAGTGCCGCCAGTAATAATATCGTCATTTGCAAAAGTGCTAGCATCGCCAGTTAATGTAAGACGGATAGTTTTAAGCGCAAGGCCGCTAGTTCCAGTATAGAAATCACTATCATTAGCATACGTAGTTGGATTTTTTAGAATAGCAATTTGACGATAATCATTTAGAATAAAGTCGCCATTTTCAAGACCATCTGGTTTAGAGTTTAACATGACCGCTTTAGCACGGAAATCGATAATAGGATTATCACCTATGCCTTGTTTATTAGCAGCAATGACTGCCCTTGCTGACGCACCGGATCCACCCCCGCCCGTGAAGCTAATAGAAGCAAATTGATATCCAGAACCACGATTGCTCATTTCAAGTTTTGTAACTTGGCCACCAGATACAAATGCGGTAGCAGCTGCCGATGAACCATTGCCATCAATAGTCACTGTTGGTGCAGAAGTATATCCACTACCACCATTAACTACTTTAATCTGTGTAATTTGTCCACCAACCGCCGCATTTTGAACGGCCCACTGAAGACCGTCAGTAGTTGGGTTTGCAACGGCAAGATCCGAATCAACTTGTTGAACCGGCATATAGTTTGAAGAAAGGAATTTTTGTGCAGATGCTGTTGGCACCGAATACATATATTTCCAAACGTAACCGTCACCGGTAGAAAGTAATGAGGTAGAAGTACCAGTAGGTTTAACGGATGATTGCTTTGTTGTACCATCTGTATTTAAACCACGTTGAATACAAAGATAAACGTTTTGTTCATCAGTAATTACGAAATAGGGTTGTGTTGGGTGGCCGATTACTTTATCATCATAAGCCGAATATACCGAACCAGCTGTCCAGTTATTACGGGGAACCACGTATGAAGCATCTTCTGCAGATTTAACAGATTGCATTGAAAGACGGAAATTTCTTTCATCATGTTCATGATTTTCTGGGGTAGTGGCTACGTCAGAGTCATTCCACTGTTCCGATCTCCCGATCGCGATATAATACGTGTCCGAGTCAGAGCCAATAGAATATAAAACTCTGTCTAGGATTTGTCTCTTAAGTGGATCTGTAAGAGTTGCTGTCATTGTTAATTCCTATTAGCTTACGGTAACGCCGGATGGAGCGGCAGTAATGTACCAATTAGTACCATCCCATATGATTGATGTTGCAGCATATTGTGCGATAGCAATTGAAGTGCCTGCAGCAAAATTAGCAGGGGTTACAGTTGCTGTACCTGCACCCTTGTTTGAAATATATTTAATCTCTCCAACTACAGTACCATCTGCAACTGACACCGCTAATGCAGTAGCTTTATTACAGATAATATAACTTGCAGTATCTGAAGCAGCGCCATCACCAGTAATAGTAGAAGAAGTAAATGCAGCCTTTTGAATCTCAACGGAACCAGTGCCCTTTGGTACAAGTTGCATCGAAATGTTAGTACCGCCGCCGGTGGCAGAGATCTTAGGTTTACCGCCAGATGCGGCATTCGCAATAGTAAATTCGTTGATTGCGCTTGCTGTCGTAGTAAACTTAATCAATTCATTATTATTAGTATCATTAATTGCTGGAGACTGAATTGTTTTATTTGTAAGAGTCTGAGTAGCAGTATTTAATGTAATAGTACCAGCGGCATCTGGTAGTGTGATAGCTCTATTTGCAGAAGGATCTGTAGCACCAAGAGAAGTACTATAAGACGTACCGGCAAAAACAACATTATCACTATCTAAAGTCACGTTAACAGAAAGGTTATCATTGCTGATACCAAACGCATTATAAATTTCGATAAAGTTGTTATTGATCTTAGTAGCGGCGGCGCGGAGGGTATCTCCAGTGCCATCGTTAGCCGATCCGCCGGTATAAATGTTTTCTCTAGTCATTTTTTGCCCAATGTTAAAGATCTTTGATTTTATTTATGTACTTTTTATAACGAATTACCACGTAGAATCGTAATTATCCATATCCATAGTTTCAAATGCCGCATCAAACTGAACACCTCCGGAAGTCGATGAATCATCAAATGTAAATCTCACCAATTGTGATGAATGGAATATATCATCATATGCCGAATTTATAAAACTAATCGTGAAATCCGCAAAATAAGATATAGTTCTATGAATGCTTGTAATAAATGTTGTTCCACCCGAATCCGTTAGGAAAGTAATCTCTGGATATGGGGTTCCAAAATCCATAGTGGCAGGAAGTTCGAATTGAATAGTTGTTTCTACTTCGTTAATAACAGAAGCTGCTGAAAACGGAGAGATAGCGACTCCTTGGGTGCCAATTTCTGATGAAAGATACCAACCAGCTGGATGAACAAATCGTTTATATAATTCTGCCCATTTATCTAAACTTTGACCAGACTTAATTAAAATAGACAAGATCTGGAATTTTGCGCCGTCCTGCATATAACGAAGGCCTTCAGGACCAATAATAGCCTCGCCTAATCTATCACTGTCACCACTAAAGGTATAAAGGATATTATCCTTTGGGAACGTAATCTCTGGTTCTTCATTAAAGAAAAGTCCGAAGAATAATTGGGAAGAAAAGGTGTTACCCTTATTCTGAATAATAAAAGAAATAACTTTAGCAGCAAATCGAGGATCACTAAAATAATCTTTTGCTGCACCATTACCGATCTCAAAGAAAAGTCTATCCATATACTGTAGACTAATTTCGTCAATATCACGTAAAGATACTAGACCGTATTCAAGAGTATCCGTAAGTTCCCCTTCCTGGTCCATCGCCTCATAATATTCATCTAGAAAGGCAATTAGATTCGGGTATGACTCACCAAAATATTCCGGAAGAACTTCCGTGATTTTAGATTTTCTTAGGTTAGGAAACCTACGATTTTTCTCAATTAAAGTTCTAGAAGACATTATAGACTTACTCTAACGGTTTGATAATCAATATTACCTTTAACTGTAGATTCTTCGTCTAAAGAAAGAATATAGTTTCTTAAAGGTTTAATGGTAGCTGGATTGGCAGGAGTGGCTTGGATTTTAATATAACTAATACCACCAATAATGCTTTCAGGATTAAAGCTTGTTAATTCTACGACACCTGTACCTGGATAATAAGTACCAATATTATTTAAAAGAACTTCACCGCCCGCAGTTGTTACCTGTAAATTATATCCAGATAAAGCGTTTTGGATAATACATACCTGGTTATTATAAATGAATCTTGAAGATGTAATGATTCTGTTTACGTCATCAGTACCAGCAATTGTAGTTGGGAAATTAATGGTATAATTTCTATTCGTGTATAATTTAGGTGTAAATCTCTGAACCATTCTAACATCTATTTTAGAGGATAGAACAGCAGGACTAATATCATCAATAATAGTTAAAAGATTGGATCTTCTAAACTCTTTCTTAAATGCGTCTAGATTACTTCCGAAATAAGAGTTAATTGTCGAAGTAACATTTTGCTGCATAGTTTGTAGAGTAACACCCGAAAGTGTAGGATTAAAATCAAAAGTAGTATTAAGTTTTAGATAAGTTGTTTCAGGATCCACAAATTTGGGACGAATAGAAAGAACAGCCAAAGGTGTTACAAGATTAGAAGCGATATCGTTTTTAGTGGTCGTAATAGTAGATGCATCGGTGCCAGAAGGAAATTTAAGAGAAATATAAACTACACCGTAATCAACTGGAATATTGTCTTGTCCACCCCACGAGGTAACATCCTGTACTACTGGATAATTACTACGGATTAAAGTATCATAATCTGTTGCTGTAACCATTCTATGCTGAGTAGCATAAGTTAAAGGTGCATTATTTCTAATTTCGGCTAATGTTTCTTTTTCGGCGCCACCTGCAGATCTTGTTGTAGTTGTAGCGGTTAAGGGGAAAGTCTGACCACTAACTGTAATACCCGAGGAAGGTGTGAAAACTTTACCATTATTTGCATCCGCACCTGAACTAGAAAGATATGTTACAGTAACTTTATATCCAGGTTGGGGTTTGTTACCAAAGTTATCTCCTACGCCAAATTGAAGTTCATAATATCCATTTGGGGATTCTTTTAAAAGAAAATAACGGGAATCATTATTAATAGCAACAGCGTCTTTAATATTAGTATAGGTTTCATAACTTGTAGTAGAAGTATTAGGATAAACCCTTACATCAACAGTCGAAGTATCTAAACCCAGATCTGGGATAACATATATTTGATCGTCTGCGGTATCTGGTACAAAGAACGTTTTGGTTTTCTCAGTTCCTTCGTAAATGTAAAAATTCTGAGATCCTTCTGCTGTGGTAAATCTATAAATCCCATTACCATCATCTTCAGCTGAGAGAGTTTCTCTTGTTCTAAACGTATATGTTGTTCCATCAATATTAGATGTAAATGTTTTACCAGTAGCTATAGTAAGAGCAACGGGTCTAGAACCAACAAAGGATGAAAGATTCGTTGATAGTTTAATATAACCCTTCGCGGACGTACGCGAGCGGGGGAAGTACCCGAGCGAGTGCGCGTGAGTGATTAAGCTCGATCTGAGCTGTGCCGTTTCAAGGAAAGATTCGTTAATCGCCAGGTTAGCAACCAACGAGTTAAAATGTGTGTTATATGCTAATACGTCAAGGATATTTGAAAGACCTGCGCCTTCAAAATCGTAATCCGCAAACTGATCAGATGCCGCAAAGAAATCTTTTAATTTATTTCTAATAGCGTTAAAATCTAGATCTGTTGATTGAACTGTAGTAACCATATTATCTTAACCTTGCCAGTGTGACGTTTAGTGTAACCAACTCCTCGACGTTGACTACATAGAACTCGACAGTTACATACAATGCATTTTGTTCTTCGAGTTTTTTGACTTTTACGCTTTCTAATTTTGCACGAGGTTCGAAAGCTTCTATAGCTAATTCTATATCTAAAGCAATTCTAGATTCAGTAGTAGATGAAAAAAGTTCAAATAGTTGATTCCCAACAGATGTACCAAAAAGTGGATTAAAAGGTTTTTCTTGGTAATTTGTTAGAATGATATTTTTCACTGATTGCTTAACAGCTGCAGCATCTTTTTTCTTGTACACATCACCAACGTTATTGATACCAAATAGTAGATCGATGTCACTATACGATTTAGTACCACGTGCGCTAATGATACTATTCGATAGGTTACCGTCTTCTACTGAAAAGGCTCTTGCCATGTATTCTATCCTGCCCTAAAAGGTCTTTTATATTATACCGGAAATTTACGATTTGTAAACCCCCATTTTTATTATTTATGTGTTATATTAAGAAATATCTAGCAATAATAAGGTTTCGCTCATTGTTTTCAAATTAAAACTTGTATTTAATCTTCTAGTCCAATTTCCGTTATATGCATTATCCAATTCAGGTAAAATCAAAAATGTTCTAATTTTTGTATCGCCTTCAAAAGTATAATAATCAACTTGGATTTTACCATACCACGGAAGCCCCGCCCAGTATTCTGCTAACTGGAAAGTTTTAAGGATATCAGTAGCTCCAGTCTTAAAGTATTTAGCCGTATATGAAATAGCCCGTGCGTATGCACCATAATCTGCTAGGTCTCCGGTTTTCCTAGTTTCAACATCTTCATATACATATATTCCATCTTCAACCTTAATATCATATCCCTGAAACTCTGGTCGCGATCTAGCTGCTTTTAACATCTCTGCTTGAACGTAAGCGTATTTTAACATTTTGCCCTGATCTTCAGGTTTAATATCGTCAAAGACAGTTCTTTGGGTTTCTCCATTTAGATATGTTCCTAAAGGAATATCTTTAGTCAACATTGTTTGGCCAGAAACTTCTCCACCTTCGTGCATCGATACGAATGGATTAAATTGAGTATTGGGAATAAACTTAGATAGTTTAGGGGATGGAGTAAATTCTTTGGATGTTGAAACCCCACTACCAAGTCGTGTTATACCAGATACAGGCTTTTTTCCCCCGGTTCTAATTAAAGGAAATGAAGGCGGAGAACCTGTAATTGAACTAGCATCTAATGTACCTTCACCAATTTGATTTTGTAAAAATAGCGCACTACTTCTATTGTTATCGTTTCTTAAACGGCTAACTACTGCACGTGAATCTAATCTATTTCTTGTAGCCATTATTGTTGTGTCCCTGTAGTAGCATAGGATCTATCGATCGAATTTCGAATATAATTTCCAGGATCAACTTGTACCTGTCTAACACCATTGAGTAATGTTTTTAGTCTTGCATCAGCAATTGCGGAGGTTGGTAGGAATGTAGCTTTATCATCAAGCTCTACGTCATCTTGTGTCGTATTCGTAATAGACCCAGCCGTACCACTGCTACCAAGACTACCTGCAGTAGTAGCTCCAGTTGCCTTATCAGCTAAAGCTGCAGTCGATGCTTTACCGTTCAAATCTCCGTGGAATGTAGTAGCATGCATACTTATAGCATTTACCCTATCTGCATGAACAGCTTGCGTCTCCAGCGTATCCCCAGCTGTTATGGTATGGCTTGTGTACATATTATAGTTATACATGACAATATCACCACCGCCAATCGTACCAGTCGCGCCAATGATTTGCATATTATTCGAGTTAATAGCAACAGAAGGCGAAGACATAAATGCTCTTGTTTGTGCCGTTAAACCTAGATTTCCACTAGAATAAATTCCACCATTACCATCCACTCTGAGTGTGAGATCGCCTCGTACGGACTGCTGCATGCCTCCTAGGTTGGTTATAGTTTGGGCTCCGACGTGAGTTGCAGTGGTAGTTCCTCGGACTAATGTATTCGAATTACCCCTAATAGATACGTCTTTTCTACCGCTAATACTTTCTACTGCGCTGCCTTCAACAATATTCTGATAACCTGTATTCTTGGTTACGAGTTGTCCCCCGGTATCAAATGTAACATTACCTCTAGAATTAAAATTCAAATTACCTGTAGCAACAAAATTTAAATCGCCTTCGACGTCAAAAACAATATTTTTACTAGATATTAAAATGGAACCATCAGCTCTAATTTCCACGCCGCTACCGTTTACGTGTTTAATTAGAATTCTCTCAGATCCCAATGTATCATTTAATTCAATAACATGACCGCCTTCGGTCTGAGTAACAGAGACTTGACCGTATTGAGAACCACGTTCAGAATTACATGAAAGATTCTGCCCAGCAATTGAAGAATTGGTTCTTAGTTGTGCACCAGAACCGGTGGTAACATAAGAATTAGTAGTAGGTTGATTGGCATTTTCAACTCTTGGTAAACCTTCAGACCTAATCAATCTTAGAATTCTGTCATCATATATGTCTGCAGAATCTACAACTCTAGTTTGACGATTAATGATATCAAATACCTCATCGTCAGTATAAGTTCTTTGATAATTTGGACCTAATTTAGATAAATCGTCATATGACATTTTCTATTCCTTAATACATATCTACTAGCCACTGGGGAGGCGCTCCATGTGGACTTGACTGTCCCCAAGTAGCAGGAGATACCTGTTTTACTGTAGTTCTTCCAGCAGCAATATCAAAATGGAAATGATCACCGCCCATATAAAGTCTTCTATTAGGTATAGCTGGGTTAGCTACCCCAACGGAAGGTTGGAATCCTTCCGATTTGGATTTAGCAATAAACAACCTGCAGAAGTTTTGAATAATT